ACGATCTTCAAAATCCTTAACCCGCCCGGCACGCTCTTCCTCGGCCTGCCTGATCCGTACATTGGAAGCATACGCTTCCTCGTAAGATGCCCACAGGTTCCCGGCTGAGTCCATCCATTGGTCGCCCACCTGGCGTGGGTCATTGGGATCAATCTGTGTTTCTTTATCAACTTGATCTTGCGTTGGGTCTTCAGCACCAATGCCATCATCGCCATCACCATCACCAGCAACATCATCACCAGTACCATCATCACCAGTACCATCATCGCCAGTACCATCATCGCCACCAGTCTCTTTGGTTACTTGCTGATAACTCTTCCAGTATTCGTATTGCTGTTGTTCAGATAAGGAGTCCCAATCCATATTGGGATAGCTTCCCATAAACCATTCAAAAAATGCAGGATCATCACTCCAGGGACCTTGACTACCTTGAGGACTCGTACCACCCCTACCTCCACCACCAGGGGGAGAATATGAATCACCCATTGTTGGAATTACTTGAGCATAGTCTATATCCCCGCCATACTCATACCCTTCAGAATGCACTTCAACGTATTGCTCGCCATCCCATTCAAACTCTACTTTTGTATTAATCCACATAATTAAACCTCTATGATATTTTCTCCTTACTACTTCACCATAAATATCTGTTTATTTAAATCCCTTGACCTGACCGCTTCTGAAAACCACCATTCACCTAATGTTTTGATAGCAAAAAAAGTTTTACCAAGATGTTTACACAGCCCTATATCGCCATCCTGTCCATCTCCCGGTGTAAACAAGCCTACCTTGACTGTTGTGATCTTATCCTGTTTTTGATTTTGTAGGCGAGAATATTTTTGATACGTTGGTGTCACGGCGTGTGTCCCATTATTGTGTATTCAAAAATAATATCATCAAGAACAAAATCTTGCCCAGCACACTCAAGCTGCAACGTCAAGGTCTTTCCCACTAAATTGAGAAAATCGCCTACATTGGTTAAACTCGCTTTAGCAGCAAAAGTAATATTTTTTGATGAACTACCACTCCCATCCAGATAACATCGAACAGTCAGTGCATCTGCTGCTTCATCGTCTGTCTTGTAAGTAATATAGATTCTACCAAAGCGCTTCTTGACATCAGGAGCGCCAAAGTCAAATTGCTTAGTCTTGATGGTAGCGGTTGCATCGCTATCTTCTGTCGGATCATCAAGTTCTCGTATAGTTTCCGTAGATCCGTTGCCATATACTACTTTTTGATTTGGCCCTAACCGAAGATTGGTTTTGTCCTGAGTGCTTTCGTGAGATTCTTTTGTCCACGACCTAAAATCAAAATTGTACATATAAAAACTACCACCGTCCGCATCGGTCAATACTACCAATTCATTTTTGACTGGAGAGTACGTCATTGAAGGACCATCAAAATTCAACGCTCTATATGTTGCGCGAATTGGCAAACTAATCTCAATCACTTCTTCAGGGGTAATTAAAGACACTTGCTTGGCATTGCCACATACAATACCATACTTAGTCCTTGTTGAAAAATAATTATTAGAACAACCAACGCCCCGATAATGCCTTTCGATAAACCAGTTCAGTTCATTACCGCTAGTGGTGTTATAAATATAAACATTGTCTTCTTTAAGAACGTATAAACGCCCGTCCAATTCCTCTAAAGAGGTAATCACATCACCATCATTTCTACCAAAATCTTTATAATTAGTGGGACTGACTTCATCTAGTTTATGAATAGGTGTATAATACACACGGCTTCTTTCCCGTACCGTCTGCTCGTTCTCATCTTCCGTATCCACATTCCCATAAAATGCTCTATCATTTAGTACGGCTGAAGACGCCCATCTAATTGCGGGAACCTTCTCTCCGGCGTGCCTGCCTGTAAACGACTGATAGGTGTATCCCTTAAACCCGTCATTGGGTATGTACCACGTCGCTGCCTTTGTGCTGTCACTGGGACCACCCACAACTTTTTTTGCAGCAGGCGTGGAATCTTCCGCATCTGTAAAATCTATCGCATTGTAATGAAGTGTAGCCTGTGTGTTGCCCCCACCAGTATTGATAGAACTAATAGAAGCAACCAATGTATCAAACTCTCCAACGTGAGCTTCTCCCGATCCGACAGAAGCTACCACAATATCATTTGCAACATATCCTTTAGATGTCCAAGAACCAGTTGAATCATCCCACCTACCCGCCGTACCACCAGTAAGTGTCATTTCTGTTCTTACATTAGTCCAATCTGGTACAGGAATCCAATAACCCATATTTTCACCCGCTGACCCAGCCTGATATTTTGAGGAGACTTCCAACGCTTTTGGATCATCACTCCATCCATCAAGAATATCAAGATGCGCCACAAGATACCAGTCCACATCTCCTTCAGGATTCCAATAAATATTTAGCCCTGTCAGTCTTTTGTTAAAACTGACATTTGACACTACAATCTGAATGCCAGGTACACGCTTACCGTCATTCTGCACCGAAGCTAAAGCACGCACACCAATCTGATCTCCGCTTTTACCCAGAGCGGTTTCTTGCACATAATCGTAAAGAAAAGTACAGGTATATTTATCTCCATTCTTAAAAGTCTCGGAATCGAGATCAGTAAGCAAGGCATCAGCAGTATCAGGATAATAAACGTGTATCCCCACCTTGTTTGCCGCTTCCACTTCTTCATCACGATCAAACGCCTTCGCCATTTGAACAATGGTAGGTGGAGTAAGTACGGTAGGAATAGTATGCCAACCACCTATGGCAGTAGCAGACCCTGGTGCTTTGAATTTACCTGAACTATTATAGGTTATTCCCTGCCCAAAAGTGTTCCGACTAAGATAGCCATACCATTGGCTCGGATTGTTAGCATTCGCAAATTGACCATCAGAGATACGGAGTACCTGATTATGATCAAACATATCAATGTTTTTAGCGCCAGTGCTAGTCCAAATAGTTTCATCAAGTATTTCTTCGAGAGATGAGCCACCTGTCGACCAAGACCCACCACCCGTATTAGTACGAATAATTGTTTGATCACTTGTACCGTTTTCCCGATATAACGCATACCAGACTGTAGAATTTGAACCGCCACCTAGATCATATTCGGTTCTATAATGATGAAATCCTTGACCCTTTGCAATATTATTTGTACCGCTTTTTGCGCTTGTATCGCTTTTGGGGCCTTTTACTTTCTCTAGGCGCCCAATTTTCTGATTATCAACTTCCTCAAGCTCTAAAAACTGGTTCTCCCGCATATCCAGCGGTGACGGAAACGTCACCAGCCCACCGCTGAAATCCGATATTGCTTGTCTTTGTTTAGGTCTTGGCATTAGAAATCGTTGTAATCCACGTTAAAAGATTGTTCGCCGGACTTCTTGTGTCCGTAGTCAATAGCTCGCTGTTTCAGTCTTTGCCATTGTGCCTGGAAGTAGCCTGCCTGATCAAAATTCTTTGTCATCTCCGAAATCTTTGATGCCGCATAATAAACAAGAGCGTCGTGGTATTGCTTGTCCACATCAGGAGAGGTTCCATCACCTGACATTATGGATGGCCTTGGAACATAATAAATGGTCACAGCCGTACTGGCAGAGGGGACAGGATAAAACCCGATCTTAGCGTCCCCGGTCACATAGTAGACCGAAGTGCCTCTTCGCCTGGTAAACTCACTTCTAAAACCCATTGTATTCTCCTATCCAGTCACGACAAATATCTGCCCATCAGTAGTAAAGAACTGTGTGCCTGCCGTTTTTGTAGTTGTATTGATAGTGGGAACCTCATTCATCCCCACTCTGTCGATCTGGTAATCACCAAGATCAACACGTTTAATTCTTACGATGGCAAGAGAAGTGGTGGAGCCGGCCCCTTCCTGCTTCCATATATCCTTTACCAAATCATACCGTGCCGTGTTTGCCGTAGTACCACCACTCAGAGTAGCAAATGTTTCCAGCATTGTCCCTTCGTCCACCATTATCAGTTGCGCTTCATTCAAAAAATCATTGATCAGCGTATCCGGCAATTTTTCCTGATCCATATTTCCAGTTATGGTACGAACCTTGGATCTCATTTCTTTTAATGTCATACTTACCTCATTCTCGGTGTCTGAACACCTACAGCCTCTTCGGCGGCTTCTACCTGCGCCTCCAGTCCATAAAGTGTACGAACCTCATTCAGCTTAGACGCTACATCCCTTTCAGCCGTAGCCTTGTTCGCCATCATATTAACTTTGCTCATCGCCTTCGCCATCGCGGACAATACAACAATATCATAATACTCAGTAGGCACATCCAGAGTCCCGGCATCCGTTGTCATTTCATCAGGCTTCCGCAAAAAATAAAGTGTTGTGGCATTGGCAGAGAGCGCCGTCGCTGACGTCCCTACAAACAAATACAGGTTCTCCCCAAACCAGTTCGCCCCATACGAACTGTCGTAGTTGGAATTAGCTAACATTGTGTGGAGTTTCGTATCCTCCACAAACGGGATCACGGTATTGTTTGCCAATACCCACTTCACAATCTTCATAATTTTTGTAGGGGCGTAATTCCCCGTGAGAGAAACAGTGGTAATTGCGTTTGCAAGGGCGGTCACACTTACCGTCTGTGTGGTCCCATACCAGATATTGCTGATCACCGACAACCGCATTGCCACATCGAACTGGCTCATATTGATCCAGTAGTTCAGTTCCTCTTTCCCAAATTTGTTAGGAGCCACATCGTCCAGGCGACTCTGTAAATCGCTTCGTACCTGCTTCAGTGTAATATCAGATAAAGCCATTATACACTGTGCAGGTTGTTGAATCGCTGACTAATCGCGCCTATTCTGTTGTAAAAATCTGCCATTATTCCCTGTGCGTCTCCATATTCTTCCACCTGTTTTTTGCCCTGTGCTGACGCATAATCCAC